CTCTTCCGATCTAGATGACATCGCAATCTGGGGTGTTTTAGCAATTATATTAATGGATTGGTTTAGACTAGAACAACAGGCAATGTTTTTGATATTGTTCGCTGTATCATCTTTGTTATTACGTAAATTTATGTTAAAAATTCATTCCAGAGACAGAATTTACGCTGCGTTAATTTGGTTAACAATTATAGCCTGGGGTGCTGATTGGGCCGGATTACATTTTATGGTTGGTGCATTTTTGGCTGGTGCAGTTATTGATAGCGAGTGGTTTGATCAAGAATTCTTAGATAATCTAAGATCCACGGTATTGTTATTAATGATGCCAGTATTTTTTCTAAGCACAGGATTAAAAACCAATTGGCAAATGGGCGGTATTGTAGTAATATTAGCAGCCGCTTTAATGTTTGCGGCACAATTGTCAGGAAAACTGATAGGAATTTGGACAGCCGGAAAGATCCTAAAGTGGGACTCCGATGAGTGGCAGTTAGTGGGTTGGCTGCTTCAGACTAAAGCACTAATAGAAATTATATTTGTAAATGTATTGCTTGATAAAGGCATTATTACCAATCAAATGTTTACTGTAATGTTGCTAATGGCTATTGTAAGTACAATGGCAACGATACCAGTGGTATCGCCTATGTTGCATAGAATGCAGAATTTAATTAAAAAGGACTAATCAAATGAATTTCTTAAAAAATATATTTAAACAACAATCTAATAAATCTACAAAAACAATCAAAGATCCTGAAGCTAAACAAACATCAGTCAAAAAAAGAACAGCTAAAGAAATTGCCACAGAAGCCGGGGAGCCATATATCAGTGTAATTAATGTAGATCTTGACCCAGATGATGTAGGTAACGGAGCATTTGAATTAGATTGGAATGATATATTTGTTGCTCGACTAGTTAAAGCCGGTTTTATGATAAAAGAAACAGACACTGATTCTGACATAGTAGATCGGTGGTTCCAAAGTATTTGTAGGAATATTCTAAATGAAAACTTTGAGCAATGGGAAGCTAATCAGCCAATTGATACAAGACCACGTCGTGTAGATAGAAACGATTTAGGAAATGGAAGAACAGAAATTTCATGATACTGTATGTAAACGGTGATAGTCATAGTGCAGGTGCCGAAGCTGTTAATGATTTTGGCTTTGCTGAAGATGACCGTTTATATTACGGACTAGGTAGGCAACCGCATCCTGATAACTTGCAGGCCAGTTATGGTTGCAATATTGCTAACGAATTGATGGCCATATTACATTGTGATGCCGAATCGGCCAGTTCAAATACAAGAATTATAAGAACCACAAGACAGTATCTTGAAAAATATACTCCTGATGCCGTCATAATTGGTTGGAGTACTTGGGAACGAGAAGAATGGTTACACGACGATGTGTACTGGCAAGTCAATGCCGGTGGAGTCGGACATGATTGGCCCGAACCTATAAAAGCACGTTACAAAGAATATATCATTAACTTAGACTGGGACTCGGCCGAACAGCAAGCACACAAAGCGATCCATGAACTACATACTGAATTGTTCGATCTCAAAATCCCACATTTGTTTTTCAATACCTTTAATCATTTCAAACAACGGTCAATCAATTGGAATGGTCACTATCTTGACCCGTACGATTCCAATCTAACCTATTACAAATGGTTAACTGATCAAGGATTCCGGTCCAAACCAAGTTATCATTTTGGAGCTGACGCTCATAGAAAATGGGCAGAATTTCTTTTACCGTACTTGACACGATTATTATAATATGCTAATATTACTACATGAGATATCTAATTGTAGACACAGCTAATACATTCTTTCGTGCCCGTCACGCTGCCAGCCGTCAATCAGACACTTGGGATAAACTAGGATTTGCTATCCATGTTACCCTTAGTTCGGTTAATAAAGCATGGCGTGATCACAAAGCAGACCATGTGGTATTCTGTTTGGAGGGACGATCATGGCGCAAAGACTTTTACGAGCCGTATAAAAAGAATCGTGCAGTCGCAAGAGCTGCTCTCACCGAATCAGAAGCCGAGGAGGATCGACTGTTCTGGGAAACTTTTGATACACTTAAGACTTTCCTTACTGAAAAAACTAATTGTACCGTCCTTAGACATGAGGAGCTTGAAGCCGATGATCTCATCTCAGGTTTTATATGGAATCATCCCACTGACGAACATATCATTATCTCGTCAGACACTGACTTTCACCAACTGTTGGCAACTAATGTTACTCAATACAACGGAGTTGCAGATGAGTTACACACCCTTAGTGGTATATACGATAAAAAAGGTAAATTAGTAATTGATAAAAAGACCAAGGAACCTAAATCCATTCCTGATCCAAAATGGATCTTGTTTGAGAAGTGTATGCGTGGAGACCCAACAGATAATATCTTTTCCGCATATCCAGGTGTCAGGACTAAAGGTTCCAAAAACAAGACTGGTCTCACTGAGGCTTTTGCTGACAAACATAGTAAAGGGTATGCTTGGAATAATCTCATGCTGCAACGATGGACAGACCATAACGGTATGGAACATCGAGTCATAGACGACTACAATCGTAATGTTATGCTTGTAGATTTGCAAGCACAACCCGAAGATATTAAAGCAAAGATCAACGAAACTGTACAAGCAGGTGCAGTAAAGAAAACCAACGGCATGGTAGGAGCACAGTTTCTTAAGTTTTGCGGCAAATATGAACTTAACAAACTAAGTGAACATTCGACACAGTTTGCAGAATTCTTAGGTGCGGAATATCCCAGATGACCACTTGGTTAGTATTGGCCCTGTTATTTGTTAAACATTTCCTAGCAGATTTTTGTTGGCAAACTGACAAAATGCTAAGGGACAAAGGACACTTTTGGAGAATAGGTGGACTTCAACACGCTGGGCTTCACGGTGTACTGACCTATGTTATTCTAATGCATTTTTTAAATCTGCAGGCCTGTGTTATGTTGGCTGTATTTGATGCGGTAGTTCACTATGCTATAGATTGGATGCATCGTAGAGCAACAGCAAGATTAAAACCAGAAAGTAATGCATTTTGGGCTTGGATTGGGTTTGATCAGTTACTTCATGCTATAACGTATTTGATGATTGGATTAACTGTTTCAATTTTATTAGTAGAGTATATATGATTAAATCAATTGGCGGCGGAGAATACATAATGGTACAAGGTGGTGCAACTACACCAAATAGTCTCCTTCACAGCAATGTACAAAATGATCTTAGAGTCACAGGCAATATACGATATAATGCCAATGTTGGTCAACTTGAAGTATATGATGGCCACGATTGGCGCATGTTCAATACCTCGCATGCTGCTGTGGATCTAACTGCTCATGCTAAAGAAATTCTTGGATGGGCAGAATACAAAATGCACCAAGAGCGGAAACTACAAGAGATGATGGAACGTCATCCCGGATTACGAGACTTACACGACAAGTTAGAAATGATGAAGATACTTTGTTACGAAGAGGAGAAAAAATAATGCGGTGGCTTAGAAGAATTGCATGGCGAATAACCAAACGTGCATGGGAAGACAATGATGATTTTGAAAAAGAACTACAACACAAAATAACAAGTAATTCACATACAGTACCTGCACGACGCGGTCGTGGTAACCTGTCAAGAATGTTCGACAGTGACGATGATCACTCCCCGCAACTACGTGCATCAAGCATGAACTTCAGACTGTATGCTTGTGTTGGTGGACACATTCTTGAAACTTCTATTTACAATTCAAAAGAAGATGAAACTGATCATACCTTATATATGATCAAAGACGATGAGGATTTTGCCAAACAAGTATCACAGTCTATTATGTTGGAGATGATGAAACAATGAGTAGTTATAACATGCAAGCAACCGCAGTTGGTCCGTTAACGATGGGACAGATATCACAGATTGATATCGGAGGTTACTCTGATAAATCTAAATTACCTAATAAAAAAATATCATTTGATATTCATACTGCCCACGGAGGTTATGTTGTTCGAGTATCACAAGGATACGGAGTTGAGGACGATATGTATGTTATTGGTGACAATCAGGATCTTGGGCAAGAGTTAGGTAAAATCGTAACACATCACACACTGTCAAAAGAATGAGCGAACGAATAGCTACCCCTGTGGTTAAAAATAAATTTTGGGTCGTTGAAGAACAAGGCGAAAAGATTGCCACTATCCAGGCCAGAGACGATGGTGGCATAGTCTATGTTCATGACGATCAGCGAGAATATTTTGATACTGTTTCTATTCTCAAAAAAAAGTATAATATTAAATTCGGCGGGTACAAACCACCAAAACAAAAAACTTCTTTAAAAGAAGTATATGGTTTTCCTATCTCCGGAAAAAGTTATAATGAAATTTACGATATTCAAAACAAATTACCTCTATACACAAAAACAGCTAAAAGTAAAAGTAAGTATTGTGCAGGTTATTATCTAGTGAATGTTAATAATAAATGGAATACAATATTTTGTCCTAAAAGCATTACGCTATCTAGATATGAATTTCTAGGACCGTATAGAACAGAAAAAGAACAATTAAAAAATCTAACAAAGGTTACAAATCATGCAAAACATTAGTCTATCCATTCGTAATTTCAATGATAAAATTAAACATATCAATCAAACCAATAGTAAACAGTTAGTACTCACTGCTGCTGAAGCTAGAAGTTTACACTCAGATATCTTTGCTCTTTTGAGTAATATAGCAGAGATGCAGTCTACCAATAACGTATCTCCAAATCAAACACCTAGTTCATTAAATTTGGACGGAGGTACTTTTTAATAAAAACTGCTTATTATAAGCATAAATACTATATCAAGGAAAAACAGAGATGGCTAGGCCAAAACCAAATGTTTTGTTAGAACATGTAAATAAAACAACATATAAAAGCGACCAAGTGTTAAGCAGTGAAGGCATCTGGGCAGTTTTTTACGATGGCAAGCCTATCAATCTAAAAACTCATAATATTTTGCTACATTATCCTGGTCCAAAGTATAAAAAAGTTAGCTTTTCAAATAGCGGACACGCTATCAATCTAGCCAAAAAACTCAATACTCTTTTCAAGACTGACAAATTCACCGTGGTTTTAATGACACAAGGTGACCAAATCTACCCTTAATCAATTGGATTATACTCGCATCTTCTTAGAGGCAGCGGGTATAGGAATGGACAACTTCGAGTATTATCGTCGAGACTGGTGGTTTAATCATACCGTTCCTAAAAATCTAAGATTAAGTAAATCTGGCATCACCTTCGTTGAAAAGCATGCCAAAATCACAACGTATCAACTTGAAATCTCTACTCCCTTACTAAGTAGAACATTCGTACAATTGTCGCGGTTGTTTACTTGTCCTTACTATATTAAAAAAAATAAACAACTTGTATTGCTTGGAGAAGAAGAAACTGTGTTGCTAAGTTTGCATGCCAATAACCTACAGCAATACTTGGATAACTTGCAACTTTAACAAGTTCGTTAACAAATAAACAACCGTTGTTCAAAAATACTATATTTGCTATAATGCTCTGTTACTAACAAAACAGGAGCACAATATGCAATATATTACTACTGCAAATAGTACCCTTTTTGTACGTGTTAATGCAAAAGCAATAAAAAATGAGTACGTGTTACGCATTGCTGTACATAACTACCCTACATTTAATAGCACAAAAGCATTATACGTTTCTGACGTTGTTAATGTAACAACTTTAGAACAACTACACGCATATTTGTTAACTCTTTGCAAACGTTACAATTATGCTAACTTCAGTATAGTAACAAATATTGATAAAGCACTTGCAAAAGTAGCAAATTTAGAAATATAAAAATAGGTTGCTCAAAAATGCCCGTTTTGCTACAATAATAAAGTAGTAAAGCGGGCATTGCTTTTGTAGCAACTAGTTGCAAAAAAGTAACCGTTGCACACAATTACCCATTTTGCTATAATGTTTGTACGTTAACTAATAAGGAGTCGTAAATGTCTAAACTTTTTACTTTTGCAGGTACTTGTACAGAAAAGGGTGCTACTGTTTACAAATTTGCTAACGATGCCAAACGTGCCAAAGCATTAGAGCGTTTTGGTTGCACAGATGTTAACATGATTGAGTTGCCGTTTGCAATGGGTAAAGAAGCTGCGGTAGACTATCTTGGTGCACAAGGCATAACTGCTGGCAAAATGCCACGTGTTGCCAAGGCAGCAACCGTAACAAAGGCACCAAAAGTTGCTAAGTCTAAGCCTGTTGCTCAAGTGACAAAGCGTGTTGGCGACAAGCCACGCAAAGGCCAAACTCCTGAGGCATTTGCACTTGAATGGTTCGCTAGCAAAGAAGCACTTGCAAAAGCAAAATTTGGCTAATACTAATAGTTTGGTAGTCTGTGGCAGAAATGTCACAGACTATAATTCGCTATTTAACTATAATATGTTTTCACACGTTGACAAGGAGAACTTAAATGGCAGTAACTGAAAGCCGTACTGTAACACCCGAAGAGGCACGTAGTCGTATCCTTCGATGCTTCAAGCATAAGCGTCCTGTATTCCTCTGGGGGCCACCAGGCGTAGGCAAATCTGAAGTAGTAGCAGACATTGCTACAGAACTTGGTGGCTACATGATTGACTTGCGACTATCGCAAATGGAGCCCACTGACATTCGCGGCATCCCGTTTTTTAACAAAAACAACGAACGCATGGATTGGGCACCACCTATTGACTTGCCCGACGACGAGCTCGCTGCACAATATCCTATTATTGTATTGTTGCTAGACGAGATGAACTCGGCTGCTCCAGCAGTACAGGCGGCGGCATACCAGTTGATTCTGAATCGTCGAATTGGCAAATATAAGTTGCCAGACAATGTTGTTATGGTTGCTGCAGGCAATCGTGATTCGGATAAAGGTGTTACATATCGTATGCCTAGTCCGTTGGCAAATCGTTTCTTGCACTTAGAAGTACGTCCAGACTTCCAATCGTGGCAGAACTGGGCTGTCAAGAACAAGATCCATTCAGATGTTGTTGGTTACTTGAGTTTTGCCAAAGCCGACATGTTTGACTTTGATCCACGTAGTAACAGTCGTTCGTTTGCGACACCACGTACTTGGACCTTTGCCAGTGAATTCTGCCACGACAAGGATATGTCTGACTCAGAGTTGACTGACTTGATTGCAGGTTGCGTAGGTGAAGGTACCGCTGTCAAGTTTATGGCGCATCGCAAACATGCTGCCAACTTGCCCAAGCCCGAAGACATTCTGGCAGGCAAGATTAAAGAGTTGAAGACCAAAGAAGTGTCGGCTATGTATTCGTTGACTACGAGTATGTGTTATGAGTTGCAAGACTTCCACATCAAGAATGGCAAAGACAAGTTGGCCGAGTTCCACAAAATGGCAGATAACTTTTTGCGATTTATGATGGATAACTTTACTACTGAAGTTACTGTTATGGGTGCTCGTGTTGCGTTGACTACTTACAGTCTGCCAATGATTCCTGGCAAGATGCCTAGCTTTGATGAGTTCCATCAGCGTTTTGGCAAGTATGTTTTGGCAGCAGCAGGCAGTTCTAAATAATCTGAGTCGCGTGTGAGGTAGGGGCAGGACCTGGTCCGTAAGACCCCTTTTTTCTATGAAATTTATTGTTGAAAAATTAGACGGCAGACATACCGGACACAAGCTGTGGAAATACCGTGTGTATATATTACAGTATGTGTTATACCAACACAGTAACGATAGATTCAAAGATTATCATGATTTAAGAGTTTGGATGACTGAACAATACGGTCTAAGTTGCGAACGAAATTACTATATAAACACAGCCGAAGCACATAAAGCCTTCAAAGGACACGGACTGTTTAATCCGCCTTGGTGTTGGCATATAGACGTCAGCCAAGGAGACTTGTACATCTATGTCAAGGATGATGCAACATTGAGTAATATCCAATTAAAATGGCTTTGACAATAAATCCATTTTGCACTATAATATGTTTATACGTTAAGGAGGCTATATGGCAGAATCTACTGTAATCGATAAAGCAAAAGTTAAGACTGTAACTGACCCAAAAACGGACGCGGCTGCTCGCGAAAAACTTACTACTGCTCGTATTGGCTTGCTGCTAAAGGCTCCGTTCTTTGGACAGTTGGCTACACGTATGACGCTTACCAATGCCGACGAATGGTGCGGTACTGCTGCTACAGACGGCAGAAAGTTCTATTACAATAGTGAGTTCGTTAACAACATGCCGCTTAAACAGTTGGAGTTCTTGGTCGGACACGAGATTCTGCATGCGGTGTATGATCACATGGGACGCCGCGGTGACCGACTGCCTCGCCTGAGTAATATTGCTGCTGACTATTGTGTTAATCAAGACTTGGTCGAACAGCGTATTGGCGAAAAGATTAGCGTAGTGCCTATCTTGTACGATGCCAAGTTTAAAGGACAAAGTTACGAAGAAGTGTACGACTATCTGTACGAAAATGCAGACAAGATTAATATGGATCAACTTGAGAAAATGATCCTCGACGATCACCTGGAAGAAGATGGTGACGGTGACGGCAAAGGCAAAGACGGCGAAGGTCGTCCAAAATTAAGCAAAGAAGAAGCACAGGCAATACGTGATGAGATCAAAGGTGCTGTTATTGCTGCGGCACAGGCTGCAGGTGCAGGTAACTTGCCTAGTGGCGTTAAGCGTTTACTCAAAGATATGACTGAACCTGTCATTGGCTGGAAGGAATTGCTGCAACAACAGATACAGAGTGTTGTCAAGAATGACTTTAGCTGGGCTAGACCTAGTCGTAGAGGCTGGCACATGGATGCCATACTGCCTGGATTGAAGCCTGGTGAGATGATTGATGTGTGTATTGCTATGGACCAATCGGGTAGTATTAGTGAAGAAGATAGCCGGGCATTCCTGGGTGAGGTCAAAGGCATCATGGAAGCCTTTGATGAGTACAAGATTACGCTGTGGTGCTTTGACACAGATATCTATAATGTGCAGACATATACGTCAGACAACATTGACAATATTATGGAGTATGAGCCAATGGGAGGTGGTGGCACTGACTTTATGGCCAATTGGGAGTTCATGAAAGAAAACAACATCGAACCCAAGAAGTTTATTATGTTTACAGACGGTATGCCGTTTGGTGAGTGGGGCGAAGAACAGTATTGCGAAACTGTTTGGATCATTAAAGACAATCCAGATTGTGAGCCACCTTGGGGCATTTGGGCACATTACGAAGAAGCAGCGAAAGGACGATAATGACACGAGCATGGCGTTTTGCAAAATGGTTTTTTAGCAAGTGTGGGTGGTTTGAGTTTGTATTGTTTACAACCTCGTTTACTTTAACAGCAGGACTTGCAGCCGGAGAGGGCACTGTTCGTGATACTTTTTGGGGTATAGCTATTGCAGTAAATGCTATAGCTATGTTGTCTTTTATAGCCTGGGGTGCTCGTAATATATGGCAAGACTTTAAAAAGCATGACGAAAAGATGTTTGAAATTCTTAAAGACAAGGATATAAAATGATCATAGATCTAAATAACGAGGCAGTAGACGGTATTATTAAAAGTATCTTGATTCAAGACTACAAAGGATTACTCGAAGATACTGATCGTTTAAACAAGCTCAAAAATAAAGGAGCACATCAACTAAAGGATATCGAACACAACTTGCGTTATATTGAGGCAATGGAAACACTAATGGAATACTATGTTGGATTTTATTGGAAGGACCAGCTGTGAAACACGTAGGCGTAGCTATTGGTATGAACATGATTGAACGTATAGATCGTATACGTGAACTGGCCGAATTCTTTGGCTTTAGATTAGGCCGGCGCCCGTATAGTGGGTTTGGAGATAGTGAGCTCGATGTTATTGCTTTGTATCCCAAGGACGACCGTTTGCCCACATACAGTCGCGAGTCTTGTTTGTTTACAGGTTCGCTATCCGATGTTGAAAACTTTTTAGATGGTGTTCAATGGTCAAGAAAATATGACGATCTAATTGGTGCTACAAGTGACAAACGACGCGAACAATTTGAAGCAAAAGAAGTTGCTAGATTAGCCAAAATACAGTATAATCAAGAACGTGCAGAAACTTTTAAAACACTTAAAAAGGAATTTACTAATGGACCCGATTAACTTTGACGACGTTAAAGCCAGCAAAAAAGTAAAGAAGTTGATTGCTGAACTACAATATCGTTTATTACAAACAGAGGATGCACTTGAAGATATTACCCGTGCTGCCGAGATTGCCGAAGTAACCGGACAAGTTGAAATGATGAGTACCTTTGTACAACAGGCCAATGAATTTCTTCGGGATCGTATCGTTCGTCCGGATTCCAGTATCGAAGCCGATAAGTACAAGATGACTATCGTCACTGACGACGCTCCTGTGGAGAATAATAAGAATGTTACGTAACGGCGAAGCTAATCCATTAACTGTAAATGGGTTACGTGAAATGGGGCACTGTCCGCCCCATTTTGTACAAGTTAAATTTGATTTGCGAAGTTCTCAAAAAACAATCAGTGATTGGGTATGGGAAAACTTCGAAGGTCGATTTTGGCTAGGCGATTGGTTTGATATCAATGATTCGGGCCAATGCATAATGACTTCTTGTGTTGCTTTCGAAATACCCGGCGAAGCCAGCATGTTCTCTCTTATGTTGGATCAAATCCAGCAATCTCAATACTAAACTTCCATATAAAAAATTTCCAAGAGGATTAATTCTCTTAAATAATTATAGTATTTAAACTATAGTTATTATGGAGAACTCATGGATCAAGAAACCCAAAATGTAGATCAACAACCAACAAGTATTTCGTTGCAAGATCTAGTTTATGTAGTAAATTTTATTAGAGTAGTATCTGAACGAGGTGCTGTAAGAGCAGAAGAAATGAGTACTGTTGGTGCTCTATATGAAAAGCTAGTTACTTTTCTACAATCTTCTGGTGCTATAAAATCCCCAGACCAGACAGAACAATAAGGAGACATAATGTTAAAACATGTTGGCAAACATAACGATAAAAGATGCGTTATTGTTTTTAGAAAAATTCCAGACCTAGAACATATGGCGTTAGTGGTCTACAGCGACTTACTGCCAAGAATGGTACATGACGAAATAATGCGAGCTGTAGAAACTCCACAAGGACAAGCAGCGAACGAAATCAGTGATGTGTTATTCCGCACTATTATGGCAGATGGTCGTAACTGTTTGGAAAGTTTACATTCAAATGGATTACTTAAAAAAGTACCAACTAATCAAGTATTAGTTACCCCAACCACTACTTCAAGTGTGCGACTCGATGAATTAAACGACATTCTCGACGAGATGTCCAAAGGTGAAGAGGCTTTAAAAAAATTGCAGGATCTTGACGCTAATCGTGGTATATCGGGAAAAACTGCACCAAGAAGAGCAGAGATTCAAGAACTTGGCGAAAAGAAAACTCGTGAAGCTCAAGGAAATACCAGTGCAGCTGAAATGCTTTCGGGTATGCTAAGTGACAGTGACCTTGCGGCACAAAGAGCAGAGCAAGCTATGAAAATGGAAGAAACGGCTAAACAGTTATTAGCCGAAGCAGCAAGACTAAAACAAGAAGCAGAAAGCCTAAGCCCAAAGGTAGAGAATGTCGGAACAAAAACCAAAAAAACCTCGACAAAAGAGCAAGAAGCTTAATTTAAATAAAAAAACTCAATGGGAAGCTATATTAAAGAGCGTCGAAAAAAGAGAAATTCCTATTTCGATGCTTGAAGGTATTGCAGTAAATTTAACCGACGGTACTATTGTCGACATCAATATCAAAGAGCTTCTCAATGAGGGCCATGACCCAGACGAACTAGAAAAATTAATCAAGTTGAAACTAAAATCTCTAGATTCAATAATCAATGACATAGACTTTTTTATCAGTGTAAGTGCTGTACAAAAAGTCGTTCAGCCGCACACCGATCAAATACTTAAAAATTTATGATTTGTACTATATTCGCAACCGACCAAGCAGGCACGTTTGGTAATAAAGGTACGTTGCCGTGGTCTGTAAACACCGAAGACATGGAATGGTTTAGAGAGCACACTTTAAATCAAATCGTTGTAATGGGAAGAAACACTTGGGATGATCCCAAGATGCGTAAACCATTACCTGATAGAGTTAATTGTGTTATTACAAGTAAACCAATTGTGGGATATCCTAGTGTTCGACGACTACACGGTGATTATAAAAAGCAGATACGAGATCTTAAGACATTATTTCCAACCAAGAATATCTTTATATTAGGTGGTCCGGATCTTATTATGGAATGCAAAGATCTAATAGACTATGCTTATGTAACTCATCGCAAAGGTGCAGCATTTAGTGACGTTCGGATTGATTTACGGGCTTTTATGACCGGTATGCGTATCACAAGCAGTAGACCTAGCACAGATAAAATGTTAAACTTTAGTATCTACAAAAATGTAGATATATTCAGACCTTTATAAATGGAACAACAATACTTAACGGCATTGCGTGATGTTTTACTAACAGGTACACGCAGAGACGATCGCACGGGCGTAGGTACCATTGCTAAATTTGGTATGCAGCAACGCTACGATTTGTCTCAAGGGTTTCCTGCAGTTACTACCAAACGACTTGCATGGCGATCTGTAGTAGGTGAACTACTATGGATGATTGAAGGTAGCGGTGATGAACGTAGGCTGGCAGAGATTACACATGGAACTAGCGAAGGTACTGTTACTATATGGACTCCTAATGCTCTAGCCGGTTATTGGAAGCCTCGAGCAAAGTTCGAAGGTGATCTAGGTAGAGTATATGGTGTTCAGTGGAGACATTGGCGTACTGCGAAACCACGTGAACCAAATGCTACATTCAAAGACAGCTTTGGTACTACCTACCGTAGAACGGGTAGCGAAGTAGAAGTGCAGGAAGTAGATCAATTACGTCAATTAATTGACAGTATTCGCACAGACCCATATGGTCGTAGACATATACTAACAGCATGGAATCCTGGTGAGCTAGATCAAATGGCTCTACCACCTTGTCATTGCTTTGCACAGTTTTACGTAGCAGATGGAAAGTTGTCGTGCCAAATGTACCAGCGTTCTTGCGATATGTTTTTGGGTGTACCTTTTAACATCGCAAGCTACTCGCTATTGACGCACATGATTGCCCAAGTGTGCGGCCTCGAGGTAGGCGAGTTCGTTCACGTACTCGGCGATGCACATATATATTTGGATCATATAGATCAGGTAAACGAACAATTGAAGCGTGAGCCATTACCTGCTCCACGACTGTTACTAAGTCCAGGAATACGAGAAATCACAGAGTTTACCATGGGCGACATTGTATTAGACGGATACGAAAGTCATCCACCAATTACAGCCAAGATGGCGGTATAACATGATACTACATTCATTCACAATGGGCGATGTAGAAGATCCTTATCTCTACGCAGGTTTTCCTATTTCTGAATGGCAACAAACAGAAATGGGACAATGGGTTATGGCAAATGTTATAGAACCTCCAGTGTTTACTATACAACCTGATATTCTTAGCATGGGGCATTGTGTGGTAATAACAGGTAAACTTAACCCCGAAGCAGAAACTTATTTCACACTAAAATATCGATGAAAATACTTGTAACTGGTGCAGCTGGTTTCATTGGACATAATGTTGTTCGTTTTTTAGAGCAGCAAGGAAACGAAATCTTCGGATTAGACAATAGAACCGACTATGGATTTATTCCCAAAGACGAAGCAGAGTATTTGTTTAAAGAACGAGCTCGAAGAGTACATACCTTCCCAATGGTAGGAGACATACGCAATAACGATGATATTCGACAGCGTATAGGTGTGTTTGGTATTAAAACTATTGTTCATCTTGCCAGTTTCCCAAGACAGAAGGTAGTTGAACAAGATCCTGCGTTGGCCAGTGAAGTCATGAGTACAGGATTAATTAATTTACTTGAAGCTGCTCGAACACATCGTATTAAACGATTTGTGTATATCAGTAGCAGTATGGTATACGGCGATTTTGAAAACGATGTTAGTGAAGATGCTCCTTGTAATCCAATTGGTCAATACGGTATTATGAAATACATGGGCGAACAACTTGTCAAGGACTATGCTCGCAAATACGGCTTTGAATATGTTATCATTCGTCCTAGTGCTGTATACGGTGAATACGATGTAGAGGATCGTGTAGTGAGTAAGTTCATGCTAGGTGCCATTCGTGGAGACACCCTTCGAGTCAAAGGTGCCGGAGAAGTACTAGACTTTACATACGTAGAGGATGCTGCTTTAGGAATCGTTCAGGCTACAACAAGTGAAAATGCAGCAAACAAAATTTATAATATTACTCGCAGCGACACAAAGTTAACTACACTACTCGAAGCAGCAGAAATAGCAATTGCAGTAGCAGGCAAGGGTAATATAGAAGTACAAGACAGAGATTTAAGTTTCCCAAAACGAGGCCGTTTGAATATCGAACATGCTGTTAAAGATTTTGGATATAATCCAAAGGTTAATGTAGAAGAAGGATTCCGCCGCTATTACGACTGGTTTCAAAGATCGTATTTCTGGCAACAACGATTAGGAAATAAAAAATGAAAAACGAAACATATGATTGGTGGTTAACGATGTCTGAGCTAGAATTCTATGCTTGGTACGATAATATTTTTAGTGACGAAGAACTTGATATAATTGAAGGGATGGCTGGCGATCCAGATTTATTTACTGCAAAAATTACAGGTGATGATAAAACTGACTTATCAATTCGAAATAGTAATATACATTTTATAAGTTCAAGTGATCCAAATAACAAATGGTTTTTTGAGAGGTTAACTGGTTTAATTACCAATGCCAACGAAAGATTTTTTAACTTTGATTTAAATCGAATTGAAACTTTGCAGTACACAGTGTATAACGAAGGTCAATTCTATAAAGATCATGTTGATCTAGGATATAGAAATCCAAATAATGCTATTAGAAAACTTAGTTTTACTATACAATTAACTGATCCTAGTGAATACGAAGGCGGTGAATTATTAATTAAATGTGGATCTGAGCCGCAGGTAGGAAAAAAGACTCGAGGCAGTATTACTTTCTTTCCTTCATATATTCTACATGAAGTTACTCCAATAACTCAAGGAACACGTAAAAGTATTGTTGGGTGGGTAACTGGTCCTAGCTGGAAATAATGAACATCATTCCTTTCTTTGGTGTAGATCGGCAGTATCGCAATTTACGAGAAGAAATATTAGATGTAACTGATCGTGTGTACTCTACAGGTCGAGTACTAGATGGAGAGTACACTCGAGAGTTTGAAAGTCAAATCGCTCGTCGATGTCATCGTGGCTATGCACTCGCAGTTAATTCTGGTACACAAGGACTAATATTTGCACAGAAGGCGGCAATGAATCGTCCGCCTTATTCTATTTTAATTCCTACACTTAGTTTTGTTGCCACAATCAACAGCGTATTGATGAATGATTTTACGCCGGTGTTCTGTGATATAGATTATAAAGGAATGTTAGACTTATCCTCATATGAATATAAACTAGATCAAAGTGTTGGTGCTATTATGTATGTTAACTTATTTGGTAATTGTATTGATTGGGATAAGTTTAGAATACAAACACAGTTTTTCAATGACGATTTAATTATTATTGAAGATGCTGCACAGAGTTTTGGAGCATCGTACCGAGGAATACCTAGTGGTAAGATGGGAGACATTAGTGTGTTGAGTTTTGATCCAACTAAAAACTTAAACAACTACGGCTCTGGTGGTATGATCCTGACAGATGATTTTCATATATATGAAATTTGTCGTACTCTCAGAGACAACGGAAAGATTATACACGACACTCCGGGAACTAACAGTAAAATGAGCGAGTCAGACTGTGCTCAAATGATGATTAAACTAGGACATTTTGATGCATGGCAAAGACGCCGAACAGAAATAGCCAACTACTATATTGATCGACTGTATCCTTATGTAGATATACTTTTACCTAACGAAGGAGTCGAACATGCATGGCATAAGTTTGTAATTAGAACACATCATAGAAATAGTCTAATGCACCGGTTAAGTCTAGATGGTATTGAAACTAAAATACACTATGAGTATGCATTATACGACTTAGGGGTGGGCTTTAATTATGTAGATTACAGTCGTGATTTATACACAGAAACCTCGGCTTTTACTAGAGAATGTGTTAGTTTACCTATCTATCCGGAGCTATCTGACAGCGAAGTAGAAACTATTATAGAAAGTATTATTCGTTATATAGATTCTTAAATCTATTACTTAACCAGGCCCATTCAAAGCTTAACATAAGCTGATTGTAATCTCCCGCAACTTCCTCATAGTAATCAACAGCGTCAGCTGATCCACGTAAACACCATTCGGCATAATCACCATCAGCCACTGTTAACCAAGTGTTTAATCTATGCTCGGTTTCTAGTGTAGGTTGTATGGTCATAAAGTGTTTCAATTTAACAACTTCTCTAAATGCTGTACGCCAAGTCATCCATGGGTCTTGATTAAATCTTGCTACTCCACTCAACAAAGGTACTGTTTCATGTGGTTGACTCAATGTAAAGTCTATTCCAGGATTGTTATTCTCTAGTACTAGTTTTTTATTATAAGCAATCATGCCTTGATGTCCATACACTAATCCGTTAACAGGATTTTGTGCATTAAAGATATAATGCTTGGGCTCTTGCCAGTAGTCAGGTTGCCAATCGTACCACGGAAAACTTCCACCTGCAACTTCTAGTTTAGCAAATACGGCAAAGAACCATGGCGTAACACTTGCACGGGCTGCTGCTTGATATGCTGCCGTACGGCCATTGACCCCTCGTATCCAGGTAACATCACTGTTTGTCATATATTCAGTGTGACGGAACATCAACTCTTCATCAGGTTCACCATTACTAATAAAAATAATATTAAGAGGGTCAGTACGCATCCTGGCTACATCTTTATCTATATAGGGATAATCGTATATTTGTGTTTTAACATAGTTCTTTGCTTCTCTAGGTACAAGTGAGGTAGATCCACTGGCAGTAATAGGAGCAATAGTTCTATCTTTGGCACTCCAAAGACACGGTGTATCATGTACCGTAATGCTATGATCATTAGAGTTAATAAAAATAGCATACGGAAAATTAAAGCTAGAATTCTTTACTGCATCAATTATTGTATCTTCATGATACACAATAGACGGAGGTGCAAATCTAGGGACGTATTGATCTTCACAATAGTTTATTACATTGAACCAATCCAGTAATTCCAATTCATACATTTGTTTTTTAAATGACTCAACGTGTATATAAAAAGTATCGCCTCTACGTTGTACTCCACTGGGAAACACATGAATCATTTCTGATTGCCAGGCTTCAGGATGCCAAGTAAAATCAAATTGGCTGTAATCACATATGCTATTGATGATCCATACGTATTCGGTGTCGGCTGTAGACATTATACGTTTAAATATATCTAAGTAGTTGCCTACAAATCTAGTCGCTTTAATCTTGGGATATTCTTTTTGTAGTACTGCCAATTGATCAGTTATGTTACCGTGGTCAACGTAGTATATGTTATTAC